CGTAGAGCTTGACGTGCTTCTTGGCCATTAGACGGTGCCCCCTCTACCGAGCAGATCGGTCAGCGCGTTGGGCGACTGTGTGTCTGTCTCGCTCAAGACCTTGGCACCCTGCGCTGCCTGACCGGCCACCGCGGCGGCCTCTTGAGCCTGAGCCTGTTGGGCACGGTCTTCGCGCATCGATGCTACCTGACCGCTATCGCGCAGCAGGTCGGGAGAGTTGCCGAGGATTTCGGCGTACTGCCTGAGACCCTCGTCTGCATCGATGTTGTCGGCGACGTCGGGGAAGACGGCGGCGAGGTTACCGGCGAAGCCCATGGTCCGTTCGAGGGCGGAGGCGGCAACAGCCTGCTGGGCCTGCGCCAGTAAACTAACGTACTCTACGCGCAATTCGACGCCAGCCAGAGCCTCGGGAGGCTCGGGGAGGAGGTCAGCCTCCAAGGCAAATTGGAAGACGTCGTCGAGCAGCGGATCGAGCAGCTCTACGTTTAGTCGCTGTAGAACTGGACCCAGCAGTACGAGCTTCTCTTCCTGCCGCTCAATGACCTCTGTCGCCGTGATGTTTCGGCGGTCACTGTTGATCATCATGGCGAAGAGGTCGGCATAAAAGCCGCGCTGGATGCGCTCTTGGACTTCGGCGATGTCCTGCTGCATCTCGGCGAGGCGGGGTGTTACTTGGTAGGCGGGCGTGAACCCTTGGCCGCCTTGCAGCGGATCAACATAGGTTGTCTGACCCGGCAGCACGCTGGTCGGCTTGCCTCGCAGTGACGTCGGCGCAGTCATCGGCGGGTTGACCATCTTGTCGATGGCCTGCGCTTTGCGCTTCTGTTGCTGCTGCAGTTGCCTGATGTCGCCGAGGTGATCCATGCCGGGCGATCTGCCGTACACATCTCCGGCCAGCACATCCCAACGAGGGATGTATGCGGGGAACTTGGTGAAGCCACTCTCCGAGAGCACCTCGTCGTTCTCGCTGCCCTGCTCCATGTATACGCTTCTGAACGGCATATGCATGTTGCTCAGGTTCTTCGGGTCGCGATCGGCTTTCCGGCGCGGCTCGATGAGATGGATGACCGGCACCAGATTGTCGTAGTTCTTCTGGTTCCACATATTGCGTGTGGCTCGGCTGACGCCTGTCCAGTCGTCGACGCCCTTCTCTGAATTGATGACAAACTTCTCGACCACTTGGCTGACGGTCATGGTGAACGACCGGCCCAGCGTATCGACGACGCCGCGATCATTTTCGGCGATGACATACTCACCTGCAGTGAACGGCCTGAACCGGATGACACTGTCGAAGCTGCGCTGACGGTACAGCGGTGCCGTGCCGAATGCGCCTAGCTCCATGTATGTGGTGAAGGCCGTGTTATAGAAATTGGATTTGTGAAGGATCGCACGACAGATGCGCTCGACCTCTGACAGCCATACCTTGACGGCGTGCTGATCCATCGTCGCCTCGTCGCCCGTGCTGAACCTGAACCAGGGCCGCGCCGGGCTGGTCATGCCGGACATCATACCAGCGGCCATCGTGCGCAGAGCCTGCGTGCCGGTGCTGTCGATGATCTTGCTGTTCCGCTTCTTGCCTCGGTCGTCCATCGTCGAAAATAGGAAGCGGCCACGGCGTGGGATCACATAGTCGCTGATCTCCATCCAGTGGTTCTTCCACGACGAGCGGTCGTTCTCTAGGCCGACGTACCGTTTAAGGATACGGGACTTCTTGCCGTGAGGCGGGATGTTGTCGCCGAGGTTACCGGGATTGATTATTGGCATTAGGCTGCTACCGTTTCATACCCAAGGGTGATTGATACATCGACGCCCGCGTTACCGGCACCTGAGCCAGTCACCAACAATATAAGATCACCAGCACCAGACGGGTACGTCAGCGTTGTGGGGTCGTCAGGACCGCCGAGATTAACGTCTGTTTGGAATATCGTGTTATTGGCATCGACCGGCCCGAAATGGTGGGTGTCTGTGCAATGAACGCCATGAGAACCAAAGTCGATTGTCTCAACAAACAGGTCTGCCGACTTCTTCATATCAATGTCAAAGAGCGTTACGAAGTCGCCGTTGGTCGCGTCCACGTTCTTGAGGTATCCAATCTTGACCTCACCGAACGGCGTCCAGATGCTGACACCTAACCGGCTCCAGGCTGAGACGTCTTCGCCCTCGCTCGTCCATACATGGCCGGACCCCGGCGACGTCAGCACGACGCTGTTGACTACCGATATATAATTGAGTGGGGTTGCGACCATTAACGGTTAAGCCTCGCTGGCGCACTGGCCACTGTCGTCGGGAACATCTTGTTGGCGTCGACGCCCTCGGGCCGCTTGACCACTGCGTCGACCAGCTCGATGGTGACGTGCCGGTCCTCGCCGCTGTCCTTTGACTTGGCTGCGATACGGATCGACGCCTGCATCTTGGTGTCGTCACCGACGTCGAAGTCCCACAGTCCCAGTGCGTCGACCTGCTCCGCCGACAAGTGGACGGTCGGATAGTCGATGCGCTCGGCATCGTCCATCAACATCGCTGATGCTTTGCGTGCAAGGTTCGCCATGGCTTAACCCAACAGTGTCTTGTTGGCGGTGCTTGCATCGTCGGCCAGCACGCCGCCTGTCTTGTTGGTGCCAGCCTGACCGGCGGCCAGCTTCGAGCGTTTGATCTCGTCTGCCCTCGCCTGCTGTACGGCGACGTCCGGCTTCTTCGGCGGGAGCGGCGGAGGCGGCGGAGGCGGCGGAGGAGCTGGTGTGCTGCCGCCGCCGAAGCCGGGGATGTACAGAAAGCGTTTGATGAGGTTGATCATTTGAGTGCTCCACTTGTGCCCGTGTCATCGTCGTCGAGCAGTGTGCCGCTTGGGCTTTCGGTAGCTGCCGATGCTTTCTTCTTCGCTGCCAGCCGGGCAGCCTCATCGGAGGCGACCTTCGCGTCAGCGTCGACTGTCGTCTGTGACGGTGTCGGCGTATTGGTCACTGGTGCGGGCAAGAACTGGGTCTTGCCGCCGCCGAAGCCAGGGACAAAGCGCAGCGTGGTGAATAGCTTTCGGATGTGGTTGAACATGGTGTTCCCCGTTATGTGTTTCCATAGTTGGTGAGGCGTGAAGATGAAATGTGTGCGGATGCCACAGACGACCATCGTGTGGCCAACGCAGTTGTTGCACATCCACGGCCCGTGGCATGGCTCGTCGCCGCGCTCGATCTCGATGACTTCGCATCCCTGCTGCCGGTAGTAGTCGGCGAGGAAGTAGTCTGCATCGACGACATCGATGACGGGTATGCCTTGATGCCAATTGTAGATGTGCCAGTATCGGTCACCCTTGATGGCGCACCACACATGGCGGTGCTGCTTGTCCAGCATGAAGCCCAGCGGGTGCTCGTTGTCGGCTGAGAAAATGATCAATGCATCCATGGATAATCGCCTTACCACAAAACGCCGTTGCCGTCTAGCTATATGGGTTCGTACTCATGCTGGGTCTGTGCCTCTTGGTGCGGGTTGTACGCCAGCTTCTTCGAGGCTACCGGGAACGCGAACGTGATCGCCAGTGCGTCGGCTCGGTTGGGCGACGCCAGCCCGCGATCCTTCATGTGCTCCTTGCTCTCCAGTTGCTTCTTCCCGTCGAGGCGCGGCACTAGCTCGACGCCTGTCAGGTCCGACCGCATGATTTCGTCTTCCTCTAGGCACCCGCCCTCCTTCAGCCAGATGCGCACCAGCTCCCACATCTCGGCTCGTTTGTTGAGGCAGCCACGGTCCATGCTCTTGTCGCTGAACCATACGATCTGCCAGTCGATCCGACCCATGGTATGGCCGATGGATATGATGCCCGTGCCGAAGCCGCCGTCAACGAACACGGCGTCGGCATTGTAGTCGTCCTCGAACTGAGCGATGAGCTGTGCCATCTGGACGTCGTTGTCATTGCGGGCATACACGCCGAGCGTCTTCGAGTTGTTGCCTTGCCTGAGCTGGATCACGAAGTCGTCGTCGCCTGTCCATGCTGGGTCGACACCGATGATGACCGGCGCGAAGTTGTACTCGCTCGGCATCATCTCTCTGGCCATCGCTGCGTCGACGTCGTCGGTGCTGATGAACTGATGCGTCGAGGCTGATGGGAACTGACCGAGCACGCGGACCTTCACGACGTCGCTGTCGATGCCGTAGTCGTCGATCATCCTGGCGAGGTATTCCTTGTTGGTGATGGCGACCGACCTGCTGTCGATGTGTCGCCTGATGAAGCGGTGCCTGAACTTACCGACCATGTTGGCGTGGAACATGCCGCTGTTGCGCGTCGGGTTGCCAAAGTCGAAGGTCATGGGCTCACCGTCGGTCAGCCCGCCAGCTCGAACCTCGAATATCTTATCCGGCACGCCGCTGGCCTCATCGAACAAGTAGTACGACGTCGAGGCGTCTCGGTGCTGACCGGCGAACGCCTCGCTGTTGTTCTCCTGACATGTCTGACCCGTGCAGCCCCACGTCCTGTCGTCCTTGTGGTACATGTTGAGCGAACCGGCACTGCCCGCGTTGAGTGTGAACCAATGCTTGGTCAAGGACATGTTGTGCCACTTCAACAGCTCCCCGAAGGTCCGGCTGCGTAACTGCTCCGCCGTCGTTGCCGTTAAAGTTCCCATACTCTGAGGCCGGGTGTCGCGTATCCATATCACCAGCCAAGCGCACAGACAGGATTTGCCTATACCATGACCCGATGACGTCGAGAAGGAGACAACGTCGACCGCTGTGACACCGTCGAACTTGCGCTTCTTCACCTCCTCGCCCAGCTCGATGAGGAACTCACGCTGCCACTCGTCTGGCCCGTTGCGTCCTTCGAGCGCGCCGTGCCCCCAGGGGTATGAGATCAGAACGTGTCGGAGCGGATCGGCGTAGCACGCCGCCATCTCGTCGATCAGCTCATCCTCGGTTATGTCTTCAGATAATCGGGTCGTAGTCATGGATCGTCTCCGCGATGCCGGTCGCCGGTCGCCCAACGCACTCGGCTCTGTCGGTGTACGATGTTTTCTTCTCACCGCATTGCGTGCATACCTGCATGGTTCCACTACCCGGCGGTGGATTGCCCCATGTGTGATTGTTGGATCGGTTGGCACCGCCCGGCGCGACGCCGCTGTTCTGTTCCATCCTCATGTCTTCTCCTCCGCCAGTCGTTGGCGTCCTTGTTGCAGTCGAGCCGCCAAGTCGCCGACGACGTCATGCTCATGTCGCTCGACGTACAAGCCGCCGAGCTTACCAATCTCACGCACCGCTCCGCTCAACGCACCAGCGTTGCCTGTCTCCTCCGCCAGAGCAGCCGCGTCGTTCTGTCTCCCTAAACACCAACGCAAATCATATTGGGTTTCAGCCACAACAGGCAGGCGCAGCTCATCGATCCTTGATATGACCTTGATATTTCTCATCAGCTTCGCAGCCATCTCGTTGACGCTCTTCTTCGTCGCCTTCTTCGGCGCGTACACCTCACGATAAATATCAGACGCTGACCCATGCAGACCAGCGACGGTGAGCTGACAGAACTGTTCCTGCTTGCCTGTTAGTTTCTGATTGTCGACGCCATTCTTTTTCTTTGTGCTCTTCACACCCTCACCGCCTTTGGATTTGTTGACGAGGTTATCGAGGCCATACTCCTCAATCGCATCGCGCTCCGCATTGAGCGCGTCGTCCTCGTCGGCGTGATGTGAGAGTATGATGGCACCGGGCTGCAGACCCTGATCGCGGATGCCCTTGATCAATTTAAATTTGGCACTGGTCTCGGCACCGGCCATCTCTTTCGAGACTGATCTGAAGTGCTGAACCTTTCGGTCGCCGCTCCCCTTGCCGATGTAGAATGGCCTGCCGAAGTTGGTCGGGTCGGTGAGGGCGTAAACATAATGGTGCTTTGCCATGGCTGTGCCCTAACACATTTTTGCATTTTTGTCGAGATACCACTGGCACAGCAGCGCAGCCTCGGCGATCCCGTCGTCGGCTTTGAAGTTCCACCTGAAACTATCGCCGAACTTCTTGCGTGCCAGATCGATGCTGGCCTGCTTGTCCTTCGATAACTGAAATGTCTTTTTCCAAACGGCAGGCGTGACCCACTCGATGCGTTTGCATGTGAGCTGCGCGACAGCAGTCACCGAGCCGACTGACTTGCCGAAGGCCATGGCAGTGGCGAGGCCCATGCCATAGCTGGTGACCTGCTCAATCACCACCTGATCGATTGGCCACTGCGTCAGCCACTTGAATACCGCGTCGGCGTCGACGAGGTTGTGCTTGCCCTGCTTGAACGACGGCATCCGTATGCCCTCCTCCACATATGGCTGCCGGTAGCTCTCAGTGCTGACGATGGCCAGCCCGCCTTTAATGCCGGGATCAATTCCGAGCAGTATCATCTCTAACCTCCCAAAGTTCGAGATACATCTTGTACCTCAGTTTCAATAAAGTCTCCATCGGCACATCAACCGTCTCGTCCTGCATACTGATCGCCTCGACGTCCTCGTCTGCGTTCTCAAGAAACGAGACCAGCACATCCATCGCCGTCTCGAAGTACGGACCGTCCAGTGCCTCGCGTATCTCGTCGGCATCCAGAGCGACGCGCCCAATCAAATAATCCAGTCTCATTTTTTCATTCATAGCTCGGTCCTCGACCCTCGGGGCTACCGCCAAGGTACGCCCCCGTAGGGGGTAGACGGTAGACGTAGAAAATCGGCCTTTGCTTACAGCAACTTAACCCCATTCTACCAGCCCCTACCTACGAGTAGCCCGTAGTAGGACGATAGCCTTGATAACAAACGAGAAATCAAGGTAGCGTTTTTTCGCCTACGCGGTACATAAGTAGACGCAGCTCATCTCCCGTCATCATGTTTTTCTTGAATAGTGCGGTGGTCTCGTTGATGCCGTCGATCTTGCCGCGCAGGTACGCACGCTCAACGGTGGTGGGTATGGGTGGCTCGACGGTGCCCCACATAATATAGAAGGCGAAGGTCGAGCCGACGAGCAGCAGCAGTGCTATCACGGTTATGTCACGCATCGCGCTTCTCCAATTTCTTCTCCAGCTCAATTATCCTATCGCGCTGGATCGCCGCTGCTTCGAGCAGGGCGTTGGTGATCTTCATCGTGTGCGTCGAGCAGCGGTCGCAGTGGCTCCGCTGATCCTCCACGTCAAGCGGGGGGATGTGTCTGCAGGATGTATCACTCATGTCTTGTCTCCTTTCCGCATACTGTGCAGCGTTGCAGGTGGATCGGCGGCATCACCGTCAA